GGATTCAAAATCCTTGTAGGAGTACTGTATTGTAGTTTCTGTACTAACAGCTGATAATTTACCTTAGTGGACTAGCTTGTCACTTTTATTGGAGCTACGATATTTCTCCATAGAAGAGGCTTTCTAACATTAAGGTGTTTGAAGGTTATTATATAAATTATTAATACTACACTGCAAGGATTAACAACACATATTAGTATATATATTTGTTTATCACAACAGAATAGTGAATGCCCCTGCAATTGGGGTGCAAAAAATCGATGGTGAGTGTCTTATTTAGCAATATTTATGAAACGTAGAGACTTTTTTAATATTTTTCTAATCTACAAATCATACGTTGAATAAGACAAGCATACAACGTCAACAAACTTTTTATTATTGTATTGTTTGTTGTTTGTGCTTTTGCACACTATTCCCGGCGGGGAAGTTGGTCACGTCAACCAACATGGCATTAGGAGTTTTTATACAGAATTAGATCTGAGAGATACAATTCTGAGTCAACTCTGACCGCCCTTTCTGATAAGAAGAAGAATAGTCAAAGATTTAAGGCTAGGATGTGCGTAGTCGACATATGTACGTGTTGAAACTCAAATTCGCGACTGCTGAAACGCGCCCGAAAGTGGGCCACGACAGCTACAACGTTGAGGAGAGTGAATTCATGGCTATGTCTAATCCGACGTAACGTGAGCTCGAATGTTTGTAAGAGTGGGCTTAGACCTACAGCAAAACTATTGGTTCTTTACTGTATCGACTAGGATACGGAGGCCGGACAAGCCTACCTTTCTGAATCTTACGGTTTCTTACCGACGACATCCGTTTGGAGTTTTATTGGAGATTATTCCAATTCTTATCGAGAGAAAAGTTTCTAAATCTCTCAACCCTTGTCCGCACAGGGCGTGATAATTATCATGAATTGCAACGAAAGAGAGTATGCAAAGGTAAAGAGTCCAACCTGTGCGAGGGACACCAGCGAGAGTGTTCCAGCGGCAATGCCGCAAAGCGAGAGAGATGGTGAGTTCGATATTTTTAGCGAACTACATAAATTTAGAGTAACTCTCGATACTAAGGTCGATGGCCTTCCAGCACTGGAAGCCCAAGGCCTTTTTGATGAACCTGTCCTCAAACTCCTGAGAGAAGTTAGGGACATGGTTGGGTCTGATGTGACCCTCGCGACGATAGTGCAGCAAATAATAGACGTTTTTATCTGTGTCACAAATCTGCACTCTTCCCAAGGCTACATGGGAGTTCTCTCATCAATTTATTTGATATGTAGTCATTTTGGCATTGGTCGAGCGAAAGTAATAGCTCCCATTGTCGCCTTCGCAAAGATTTATCTGTTTCCAGATATTTTGGATGACAACCGAGTAATGTCGTTTTTAGAGACGATTAATGTGTCAATCGAAGATATCTGTACCTACTATGACCAGATTAATGATTCACGTTCTAGTGATGAAGAATCTAGTCTTAGCGGCAGTATTGACAGCGAAGACGAATATAGTGACGAGGACTACAACCTCGCACACAGTGGTCTCCCCGAGGATATCACACTTGCAGGCATGATGAAACTCCGTAAAGTTTCTGGCTTGCATGCCCAGGCGTTCGAGAAAGTAAGCCTCGACGCCTTTATTGATGCGTTACGACAGCCTGAGAGATTTCTCGGCGAAGACAGTGTTGGAGGAAAAATTATAAGATTCCTCCGCGCTGCTATGGGTATTGGATTGATGACATCCATGTCTGGCGATTTTAATGTTGCCGGTGTTAAGATGTTTTCTCTCCGCCCAGATAAATACGCGTCGGGTGCAAATTTTTTAAGCACCCTCGCAGAAGTATTGCAAAGCTTTGCGGACTATGGCTTTGCATGTATGTCGCAGGGAACAATGTTCCCGCGAAAAGAAATGGACCGCCTCGACGCGTTCGAATTAGAAGTACGAGAGATTAAAAGTCAATTAGCTCTCTTCGAACTTGGCTGTTTGGATAAAGCAGGCCAAACGCGTCATGGTTTTATGCTCCGTGTAGACCAATTGATAAAAGAATCGAAATACCTTTTAGGTATTGAAAAAGATAAATATACACGAGCCGGCTTATTAGTGTGTTACGAAGCCTTAATGAAAGTACACACAAAATGTATTGCCATTTATCGGGCATCCAAATTGAAATATACTCCTTTTGGTGTTACCATTTATGGCAATCCAGGCGTTGGGAAGTCCAGCATCACCGATATGATGATGGAGCTTTTCTTTACTTGGAAACAAGTAAAAGAAAATTGGTACCCAGACATGTCATGGCGAGAATTTTTTGTAGCCGTGAATCTTGATGATCCTTTTGGGTCGAATGAATTTCCATTCCATTTAATGGCTTTAGGAGATGATTTCATGAGTAAGCGCCCAGAAAAGTGCAGTTTAAACAACTTGCCTTTCAATTGGGTCATCAAGACATGTAACCCTATACCATCAACTATTTTAAAACCCGATGTTGATAGTAAGGGCGCCTGTATTTACCAGTATGAAATAGTAGTGATTACGGTAAATAAAAAAGATGCTTGGGCAGGTGAGTTTTGTACTGACGAGTTTGCATTCCACCGACGTCTAGGATTCGTTGTAACTGTCTCTGTTAAGAAGAGATTCAGAATTGATAACTCTAATGGTTTAGATTCTGATAAGACAGATGGTTCAGAGAATTACTGGAGGTTCGATGTTGAGTACGTCGTACAAGGCCCTGACGGTAGGACGCGTTGGTTACCCCATTACACCGACGAAGGATTCCCTGCAGTGGGAATCGATATTGAAGATTTCATGCGTATTTATCAACGTGAATGGAATCGATGGGACGACGCACAAAAAGAGTATTTGGCCCGAAAGAACACAGCCAAACCCATGAAATTATGTAAGTGTGGAATCCCTGAGCGTATATGTCGGTCATGCAAATATAATCAGTCCGTTGTTGATTATTGCATGAAAACCAATCGCACTATGCTCCCTACCCAAGTAAGAATAAAGCGGCGCGATAATTTAGCTGCCGCCCGGAAGCTCCTTCCAGATCACGTTTCTCCGCAACTGTCATTGTCGGAGAACCAAGACTTGTTATCCACTTTTTTAAAAGATGACACATCTGAGCTTCCACCCCAGGATGTTCCTCAACCATTAACGTTGAGGCAGACCCAGCGAAAGATAGATGAATTTTTATCTGGAGGTAAGTCTGAAATCCAAAAACCGGATGATTTAAATGCTGAGGCTATAATCATCCCAGCTCACATTGCAAATGCAGTTTATGCGCAGTGTGAGGCAGGGGAAAACCCATCTCGGAGTGAGATAGAACAATTCCTATCTGACACTTATTCCGAATATGGTTGCCTGGAATGGATACAACAGGTAGCAGATCATCTCGTTGCTACTATAAGAGATGGCCCAGACGAATTGTTAAATCCCGCAGAACAGTTAATGGATATGTATGGTGATTTTAGTTACATATATCCTGATCGGGACGAAAATGTCTGGAAAAAGGTTGAAGTCGAGCAAAAAGAAAATTTTAAGTTCTCGACTAGAGACACTTCCACAAGCGTTTACTCAGATTATAGTGAGAGAACGGAAGATGTCTTGGACTTAAGGACGCCGTGGCAGCGTTTCAAGTCTAGGTGTAGCGGGTTTAGCAAAGACTTGTTTGTTAATCCCACAGATATCCACATCGAGTTCGATGTTTCTCAAGAGAAGACGTATTTTGAATCTCTTGATGAAACTATTCGACGTGGATCGGGCGATACTTGGCAGCAATGGTTCAAGTATCAATCGGCATGCTTCTGGAGTTTTGGGTTCTACCAGGAAAATAGCATCCGAGTACCCTGGTACATTAATATGTTACCAGATGTGTATAAAAATTTTAACCCAAACGTAGTCTACATATGTGCATTAACATCACAACAAATGCAATTAGATCACATGTGCGTTACAACTTTGTTCGTACTGCAAGTTCTGTCAATTTTATATTGGTGTATTTTTGGAAATAACCGATGGAAAATTTTGTTTTTTAATTCTATCGTTATTTTTTACATTTATTATATTGCTGAGAAATATTTTTATATTCGAAGCAGACATAATGCAGAACGAGGTGATAGCATATTGAAGAGATATGTATATAGTAGGCTTACGTCGGAGCAACGTGACAAATTGAAGCTGTTGAAATATGCTGGCTTAGCGCTGGCAGGAGCTTTTATTGGCTGCAAAATTTTTAATGCAGTCTCGTCACCGAAGAAGGTGCTCCCGGGGAAAGAGCCAAAACAGGAACAGAAACAACCCGAAGCTTGTGAAGCTGAAGGCGCGACGTATTCGTTCGCAAATGTTAAACCTGTATGGGCTCAGGTGGAAGCGGTCAATGGTGAAGGCGTCACCACGACCAAATATACGACGGATCAGTTAATGTCCGTCGTTGCTAAAAACCAATGTGTGGCAACAATTTATAGTAAAGATGGACTTAGTTCATCTCGCTGTAACGCCATTATGATTGGTCATGGTATGGTTATATTCCCGTACCACATTTTACCTGACGAGTATGTGAAAATTACTTTACATGTTGGGAAAAGTGTGGCAGCAGGGAATTGTATCTCAGCGTATGTACATCGACAAGATGGGTACAATATGACTGAGAAAGACTTGAGTGTGCAACATATAGCACAAGTAGGGGATCGAAAAGTATTATTAAGATTTTTCCCCGAATGCACCCAAGTCGCCGACCATGTGTGTAAAACTGTGTTTAGGCGATTAAACACTGGTGAAGTAGAAGGCAACACGCACAATGTTCGCCTGAGACCAGATGATTTTACTTCCCAATATGGAAGTGAAGAGAAAAAGTTAATCAAGGGATATTTAGGTGATTATACCAGATTAACAGAAAAAGGATTGTGTGGGCAACTGTATATCGCTCATTCGAAACAACCTTTTATACACAGTATACACGTAGCAGGGAAAGATACGAGAGTAGGCTCAGTATCATTCCTCAAAGAAGATTTCAACCAGGCTTGTGAGTTTTTTAAAAACAAACCTGGCAAACTACTAATCGCAGAGAGTTCCGAGTTTTCCCCAAACAGAGATGGTTACTCCTTCGATCTTAAACCTACACCCTCCGAGAAGTCACCATTAAACTTCTTGGGTGCAAACACCACATTTGAATACTATGGTACCGTTGAAACTAGAGTACCACGATTTAAGTCTAAAGTTAAAAAGACTATCATATGTGATTCTGTTTGCACAGAATTTGACGTTGGTTTATGCGCCAAACCACCGCCAGATGTGCCAACTTGGCAACATCATCATGCGTGTATTGAAAACACGACAAAAACGAACGCAGGTTTTCCACAAAAATTTGTGGAGTTAGCAGCCGAAGATTATATGAAAAAGGTTGGACCAACGTTCGAGGTGCAAAATAGGGGCAGGATAAAGCCTCTGACACTGGAAGAATGTGTCAATGGTGTTCCGGGTGTGCGTGGCTTAGAGCCTATGAACCGGAAGACCTCCGCTGGATACCCATACTTCAAACCGAAGAATAAGCTTTGTGAGATTGTTGATGATAAAATGTATTTAACCGAAAAACAAATACAATCATACGAGCTTAGTTTGGAGCAATGGAAGAAGGGTGTGCGTACTTATGAAGTGTTCAGTCAATCTTTAAAGGATGAGGCTGTCAAATTAACAAAAGAAGTTACGCGCACTTTTCAATGTTCAAACCTCAATTTAACGCTAGGATTGCGAATGTTTTATGGACCAATCTTAGCATCTCTTCTGACCAACCCAGCTTTATACGAGACTGCTATAGGAGTAAATGCAGAAAGCCACGAGTGGGAAGCATTAATTAAAGCAACTTGTAAATATGGAGAGGACAGGATCATTGCTGGTGATTATAAAAACTATGACCAACGCATGAGTTCACAAGTCACGATGGCATCAATGTGGATTCTAATAGAGTTGGCCAAGTTAGCAGACTTTGATCAAGAGACATTAGAGGTAATGAACACTCTAGCGAGTGAGGTGATGTTCCCAGTAATTTATATGAATGGAGACTTGTTCAAATTATTAAATACAACTCCATCGGGACACTCCCTCACAACAATAACAAATTGCGAGGATAACGCAATTTATTTACGCATGGCTTACTACGCATTGGCCATGCAGCGGAAACTGAAACACATTCCCTTGTACCACAATGTTTCCGCACTCAGTACTTATGGAGATGACAATTTTATGTCAGTCCGTAAAAATTTTGAGTGGTACAATCACACAGCTATAGCTAAGTTCTTTAAGGAGTTTGACGTTGTATATACTATGGCCATAAAAGACCAAGAGTCAGTTCCTTTCATTTCGATAAGCGATCTCCAGTTTTTAAAGAGAGATGTGTTTAAAGATAAAGAACTTAATGCGTACTTAGCACCCCTTGATGAGAAATCAATTTTTAAGAGCTTGCAGTTTGTCTGTGATACAGAATTTACTCCAGAACAATCAGCAGCTACTAATATCGATAATGCGATATCCGCATATTTTCAGCACGGCCGAGAAAAATTTGAAGCTGTGGTTCCAAAATTGCGCAAAATCGTACAAGATCATTCCCTAGAACAGTTTTCAGTGTATTGGGATAAAGATTATGATTTCTTTAAGAGGAGATGGATAGAAAAATATAGAACAGGGCGATACCCCTTAGTGATCTATCCGGAGCCACCTGGATATAAAGTTGAAGATGGTGGCGATGTAAAGGTTTACGACGACAATCTCGTGAGAGAACTGCGCGAATTGTCGGACGCATGCATCGGTCAAGCAGTGGAGCCTGACTCCACACCACTTTTTAGTGGAGGTGAAGCTGACCAAACAGTGCTACAATTGGGGCACTAATTATACTAAGTGTACCTGATTCATTCATAGAGTATAGACATACATAAATATTTACAATTCATAACTAATTCATTTATAGCATGCATAGAAAACCTTAAGTTCGGTCCACCCGCGAACCGGACAGTGGTTAATTTATTTGCACAATCACAAGTTGTCGACCAAAAGGCAACTCCAACAGCGGGACAAACGTCATCTAATTTAGTGACGTTTTCGGAGGTAGCGTCCTCCATGGTGAATACAATCTCTGCAGGAGATGATCCAACCAGATATAAAGCATCCAATTCCGATGATTCGTTACAGGACTTTATGTCGCGTCCAATAGAAGTATACCAAACATTGGTGACACCAGGTACAAAAATTGCTGTGTCATTCAATCCGTGGCGTGAGTTCTTAACAAACAAACGTGTAATTAACAGGATAAACAATTTCAATAATTTGCGTGGAAAATTACATGTTAAGTTTATGATCAACGGTAATGGCTTCTATTATGGAAAGTTGATAGCTTCATATCTACCCTTAGATCAATATAATGATCTAGAATTGTCACATGAAGTAGGAGATTTGGGCAACATTTGTTTAGCGACCCAAAGACCCCATGTGTTTCTCGACCCGTGTACATCGACGGGCGGGCAATTAGACCTTCCATTCTTTTGGTTCCGAGACAGTCTTTGGATACCACAAGCCGAATGGGATGGAATGGGTAGAATATATCTTGAAACTATCAACCAATTGCGGAATTCAAATGGATCTACTTCACCGGTCAGAATTTCATGTTTTGCTTGGATGACAGATGTACAGTTGTCATGTCCAACTACGCGAAACACCTCAGCCCTTATTGCGCAATCTGAGTATAATGAGGCTGGTATCATATCCCGACCTTTGTCTGCTTTATCTAATATAGCAAAGAATGTCGCTGGGTATATGCCAACATATAAACCATTTGCTCTTGCAGCCTCCTCCGTGTTAGGAGTGTCTGCCCAGATTGCCAAATTATTTGGGTATTCTAGACCGCCAGATATATCTTCACCAATGAAATACACACCGAAACCATGCTTTAATCTGTCCAATTATGATGTGATGGATAAGACGACTAAGCTTTCATTAGATTCAAAGCAAGAGCTGTCCGTTGATCCTAGAATCGCTGGCCTGGGTCCTGAGGACCCTTTAACCATAGATTCGCTAGTTACTCGACAAAATTATATTAGGTCGATAAACTGGACAACGTCGCAGACTTCGGGGCTTATAATAGAAGGCTTATTAGTTTGGCCATACCATTATGTCGTTAATTCGACAGCCCTGAACAATGTGTTACCATCATATTCATTACCAGTACTTGAGTCACAGTATTGGCAAGGAGACATGATTTTACGTGTGGAAGTAGCGTGTAGTAATTTTCATAAAGGCAGATTACTGATAGTATACGATCCTGCAGCAACAAGTCCTGGTGCAATAACTTCAGAGACAAATGTTGCCTATTCGTATATCTTAGATATAGCAGCTGAGAAAGATGTCACTATTGAGATTCCTTGGTCCCAACCGTCGGCCTTCGGCCATAGGGCAGTAGGATATCCCTTAGACAACTCACCAGGTACAGTCAAGACAGCAGAAACGTCGGGCGCCGATAACGGAGCAGTTGCAGTTTTCGTTCTTAACGAATTAACAGCTCCCGGCGCATCAACAGCACCAGTTGAAGTAAATTTTTACGTCTCCTGGAAACCAGGTTTCAAGATTGCTGGACCCGTAGCTACATACGATCAGTTGGGCTTTGACGCATTAAGCGATCCACCCACAACCGTATTTTCAGATCTACCAGAGTTAGATGCGCAAGCTGAACAAGTTGAAGCTGATGCAGCTAAAGTAGATCATGATCCGACTAGTGAACAAGTCGATTTTGTAGCAGGAACCGAAGCAATAGAGAACATGGAAATGCTTGTCTATGGCGGTGAAGATATACGAACCATGCGTGCCTTTATGAAGCGACCGAATTTACTCAGACTATGGCCCGTGCCTATTGCAGCTGGCTTCACATCTTATTTAAGTGAAGTCCTAATGCCTAGAGCGCGAGGTTATTACATCAACCCTGGCTGGGCCAATGGTTATGAGTATAATCGCAATAGTTTCATGACTTTTGGAAGATATGCTTATGCAGGCTTCCGAGGAGGTATTAGGTATAAGATGTATACACCCACTAAGGGTATAGACGTCGGATACGCCTTCTCTAAAGATGACAAAGCATTTGATTTGGTAACAACCACCTCGTCCCACAATTGGGGACCTGGTGCATCTAGTTCAGACGATTTCATAACAGCGAGAGCTTTTATGAGAAACGTCGATTTACTATCAAATACGCCTCGAGAAATGCAATATTCCAATCAGACTCCAGCAGTGGAGGCGGAATTCCCATTCTATTCTCGAATGCGTTTTAGGCCAACATCAACAAATGATATTGATGAGAAGTTCCCAGATAATCCAGAGGAACCAGGCAAAGTTACCTATATGCGCGTCAATGAAACTAACATAAACTCCGTAGCACGCGAGTTTGTATCTGCAGGTGAAGATTTTCAGTTGTACTTTTTTACAGGTCTGCCACCTGTTGTGAAGTATGAAGATCCAACAACCGCATAGGATTGTTATTCATCATTTTTTAGTAGTAACACCTATCAAAACAACAACCCGTTTACCACGATATTTTAGACTGTGGTAAACACATATAGTACCTTACTGTAGGTAACAATAACAGTACCGAGTTGGCGAGGACTCGGGTGGTATGATAGCA